CTAACGTTTGAAGCTGGTAACATAACACCCCAATCACCAGTACCATCTGACAAATCTCCTTTAGAGAAGTCAAATAGGTTAACGAATGAGTTATTTCTCATTGACGAAACCAACGCTCTGAAATCTGCATATCCGCAGTAGATAACTAAGTCATCTCTGTGTAATACATTCTCAGGGATATTTTGGTAGTAAGTTGTGAATACATCTAAACCGTTAGTAGCAGTTGCTGCTGTGTAAGCGATTTGTGTTGCACCATTACCTGAAGTAATCAATTTAGTTACTCCGTTAAAGCACTGATTGTCGTACTGAGTAGAACCAGTCGCTGTAGAGTTTCTCCACAACTGTAATTCAATTTGGTTAGCCGTTCTGTTGCTAATGTCCGTTAGTATGACCTCCTCAAAGGGCACAGTCTCTTGGAAGTTAGCGTTTGACAAGTACTGAGACAAGTATGTATCATACAAATCGTATGGACATAACTGCATGTTTGCCTTTTTATTACACAACTTAACTTCAACAGTTGATTGAGTTGTATTACCAGTTGGGTCAAATCCACAAGATAGGTCTTGCAAGATTACATCGTTTTCAACGAAACCAACAAGTTCAGTAGTTCCTTTCAAGTTTGGTCTTACAGAAGAATACTTCGGAAGAGTCAAACCTAAAAACGCCTTAATCAACATGTCAGAACCGTATTGCTCGTAAGTAGGAAGTGAACTCAAATCATAGTTGAAGTTCATCTTTTTCTTATTGTCTTTCATAATTTTAATTATTGTTTTTTTATTTTTTTATCTTTTTGTATTTTTAAGTAATTCCAATTTCCAATCTAACATAGTGTCTTTACCTTCAGCAGCAAATTTCTTAACTACAGGTACTCTATCAGGTTGTGCTTTGAATTCCTCAAAATCTTTTTTAATGGATTCAAAATCCGTTTTGAACTTATTAAGTTCAGAAATAAGTGATACCATTGCTGACATCGCTTCTTTCATTTTTTTCATTTCATTCTCAAGTGAACCTTCACCTGATTCGTCAGGGTATTTAACTCCTGTGATAACACCTTCACCATTAACTACTAATGTAATACCTGATTTTGTTGTGTGTTCACCTTCAGGGGCGTTTACCTTCTCACCTGATTCAGTGATGACGTAAAGTTTTTGTCCTACTTTAAATTCACCTGGTTCATCTGTTTCAATTTTAGTTCCATCTGCCAAAGTGTCAGAGGACATCATATCTTCTTTTTCAGTCTCAATTTCAATCTCAGCGGAGTCTACTGAATCATCACTGTCTTCCATCTTTTCTTCCATCTTAGTGATGACAGAACTTGCGTCCAAAGTGATTTTAATACCATCACGAGTTAAGTGGTCACCCTCAGGTGCTGGTATCAACATAGAATCTTTGATTACATAAACAACATCTCCGATAGCGAACTTTTCATCATCACCACTTTTATTGTTAGTGATTTCAGTTACGCCATCTTCAAGTTTTGTTACTGCAAACTTTTCTGATTTGAATTTTAAACCTAATAAATCCACGATACGATTTAGTGCTTCTGTTGGATTCATAATTTTAATTTATTTGTTTTAGGATATTAATTATCTGTTCTAATAAATAGTCATCAGTTTTTTGACGCGAAAAATTCAAAATGAAATTTCCCTCAACACTTCCGCCTCTGACTTTATTAGTCTTTATGTACTTTTCCCACAATTCATTCCCCTCATCTGTATCCAAGATTTTATAACCTGCGAACCAAGTTCCAAACGGAATTTGTTCTTTGGTAAAACCTAAGTCATACACCTTGTCATTGTCACTGGTTACAATCCAAGATTCAACCATAACCGCATCACTAAATTTCTTGTCAGAGTGTTCCAAGTTGGTTTCTCTGTTTCTAAGTTCAGTCATGAATTTATCTCTAATCTTTTCAATCGTTTCTGGTTTAAATCTGACAAAGTATTTTTCACCTGTGGTTTCATCCATTCTTGGAATTAGAATGTTAGGAATCATTAGTGGCATATATACCATTCTTTTTTCTTCAACCGCTTTGAACATCTCAGGTTTTTCCATTTCTTGTTTTCTCATGTTTGTGGAACATGCTTGGAATAACATTTGTCCTGTGTGTTGAACTGTTTCATAAACACCACCACAACCTAACAAATAAGACGCGTCAGACGCTTGAATTGGGTCTGAGTATAATGGTAAACCATCCACCCAATAAAGTGGAGTTAATTCACCTGTCAATTCTACTTCTTGTTTTCCCATATTTTGTTGTGATATTATATAAGCAACCTCACTTTTTCTTTTGGTTGCTTCTGAATAGTATCCACTATTAGGCATTGATTTTGGTGGAGTACCAGGGGTACCACTAACCATACCCAAATCTTTTAATTGTGCATCTCTTTTTTTATCTTTTGGTGTAAAGATAAAACGCCTCCATGCGTGGACACAATTTGGTCCACCCTTGTATAACCATTTTGAGTATGGTTGTCTATTATGTCCAAACTCAGTATTGGTGTCCTGTAGTAAATCAATCTCCATTCTACGGAAATATCTGTTTTCAATTGAATCACAGAAATCTCTATCGGGTGCTCCCGATAAAACTCTTTCATACTTAAAATAAAATACAGGTGTTTTATGACTTCTTCTAAAGATTTCATCTTCAGTCGCACCTCTCATAGAACCAACAAGTCTTTCAAATTGTTCTGGCGATGTTTCATACACTTTTTGTAGTATCTTGGTAGCCTCAATTTCTTCATCTGAATAACCATCAGAAATATTGAATGTGTATTCTCCTAATGTAATAGCATCACCATGTAATTCACATGGCATATAAACGGTATTCCCGTCTTCATCTGTGTGTTGGTGTGAACCATCACAACCTAACTGTGATGTCCCATACTCTTCTGCTTCTTCTTTGGTTGAGAATACAGGTTGTCCATCAATGTATCCCATTAAACCAAATTCTTCTTTACCACAATTACAATCCTTTTGGAATAATACTGGTTCCAACACTGGTTTGGTTTCCATTGTATCTCCTGAGGTATTCTCAAATGATGGTAAATCAACTACGTAATCAAATCTAATTGCAACACTACCCAAGTCATTACGAACTTGTAAGTCATTGTCATAGTGTCTTTTTAAACCCATATCTTGAATTAGTTTTACCTTCTCATTTCTTGTTGAATACATGTTAATTGCACTTACAGGAATACGATACTTATTTGTAAAATCTATCAATTCTTGGGTTGGTAATCCCTGAATAAACAACACGGGTAATGAAGCCCTCCTTAATTCGTTTTTAAACATATTAAGTCCGTTACTGGTTTGAAGAACTTTCCATTCAAACCCAACTCTATCCCCAACAGCAAATTTTCTGTTTTCCCACATTCCATAACATTGTCCCGCTGCTTGTTCTTGGGTTTTACCTTCTTTGACTACATATTCAATACAACGTGAAATAAAGACATCTTTTGACTCAGATGGACTTGGATATACAAACTCTTGTTTTGAGTTCTGTACGGGTACACAATTGGGTACTTCACGACCATCTAACATCTTTGTGCCAATCGGTTCGTAACCTTCCCAACATGCATCTTCCAAATCAGCCATCTCTTGGTTCTCAACTGAACGAAGAACTTTGTCAACCCATGTTAACGCATCTTCACCACCCCATAGTCCATATGCGATGGTTCCATTGTCATCCCAATTACCAGTATTGTAAGTTGCGGCACGTTCCAAGAATGACTTCATTCTTTTGACAGTTTCCAAACTGATTTCAGAACGGTTACACAATTGCTGTGCTCTTACCTTTCCAACCTGAGTTCCTGCGGGGTTTCCACGTTTCTCGTTTTCTTTGATGGCTTGACACGCCTTGGTAGCAACATACTCAGGTGCTTTATAGAATTTCTGTCTTCCAAAAAATATTAATTCTTGTTCTATAGCTGGCATGTTAACCCAAGCCACTTCCCAAACACCAGTATCTCCTGTTAAAGAACCGTCAATGTCTAAGTCAATTATTTTCCACATTGTATTATAAATAGTTTAAATTATATTCGTGATAATTGGTCTAATCTCTTACTTACATTTTGTCTATTTGTAATGTCAGATTCTACCACGAATGCTCTTATTGGTTCACTTCTTTGTTTTGCGATTGCTTCCACGATTCTTGAATCATCAAAATTGGAAACATTTATTGGTTTTCCACCTGTTGATGTGTTAATAGAATTTAGTAAAGATGAGTATCTAAGTGAACCCATTCTGTTAATAACCGCTTCTCCACCTTCTAATTCAACTCCACCACCTGCTGCAAATCTAACACCTCCATACTCGTGTGATGGACCTACAACCATTCCACCTTGTCCTTTGATTATACCACCACGTCTGTAGTTGTTTAATTGTGATATTTGAGCACTGATTAATCCTACTTGAACTGCACCCAATGCTGCTGTGATACCCGCAAGGATTTGTCCTGAGATAGGTCCTGCCGCAAGTGCTTTGGTTACCGCCTCTGCGGTATTCGCTATCGCTTGAACCAATGATATTCCAAGTGATGTTCTTGCTGCTTTCTTTTCAATTTCCTTTCTTTGACGTTGATAGATTTCTTCCGCTTCAATTCTTTTTTCATTAGCCT